CATCTTGGGGCGGTTTCGACATCGTAGTAGATCCATATACGTTAGCGACTCAAGCAACGGTTAGAGTTATTGTTAATTCATGGTGGGATATGGCAGTACGACACCCGGAAAGCTTCGCAGCAATGAAAGACGCTTTAACGTCATAAGACGCTTATTAAAGTTTTGATATTTTGGATTCAGTCCCGGCGGGAAACCGTCGGGACTCCATTAAAACACCAAAAAGAAAATGCCGAAGAAATTAAAAATAACTTTTATCAAATCACCGACGGGCGCCTTTAAATTGGCCTATTCCGCCGGCGACACGGTAGAATTAGACGAGTTACAAGCCCGCGAAATGATGGAAACTAATTTCGCAGTTCCGGCGATGGACTCCAAACCAACACCACCCAAAAAACAAACGGCAACCGCCAAACCAAAAAGAAAGGAAACAAGATCTAAATAATGTACAAAGTAACTACCGCACCAACCGCCGAACCGATCACCTTATCAGATGTTAAAAACCATTTGAAAGTCGATACTACCGAAGATGATAGCCTAATAACTGTCATCATTCAAGCGGTGCGCGAATATGTGGAAAGTTACACCGGGCGCGCCCTAATGGAGCAAACCGTCCAGGAATATTTTGATACATTTCCAAGTTGTACGGTAACCAATCCACGCGGCGGAATTGAGATCCGTTTCGCTCCGCTCAAAACACTAACTTTTGTAAAATATAAAGATAGTGACGACGTGGAACAAACACTCACAGTTAACACCGATTACACCTTGGACAACATAAGCGAACCACCAAGGATATTTCCGGCGTATGGTCAAAGTTGGCCAACTGTCCGAGATATACCAAACGCGGTTTGGATCGAATACCAGGCGGGATATACCACCGCTTCAGACGTTCCGGCCGTAATAAAACAAGCCATGTTGTTGATTATTGGTAAGATGTACGAGCAAAGGGAGGACTCAGTCAAAAACTTACCTACTCAAAGCAAATGGCTTTTAGACACGATTAAAATTCAAAACATTTAAAACCTAAATTAACTATTAAATGAATTGTATTTTAAAACTGTTAAAAAAATTCCATGAACGAAATTTTACTTTTTACAAATGTTATTCCACCGGATAACTTCTTACAATTTTTATTGTGGGCGTTGGGCGGTTTGATAAGTATTGTAATTTTTATGTGGAGATTGTATTTAAGCCAATTACAAAAAATAGAAAAAATGTATTTGGCGCAAATTGAGGAATTAAAAGAAACATCTAAAGAGATGATTGACTACAAAGAAGGAATTATAAAAGGTCTTTTGGAAAAGGTTACCGATTTGCAACTGTCAAAAGATAAATTAATTAGCGAAATAAAACCCTCTTTGGATGCCTCAAATACAACCCTCTCAAATGTTTTAGAAATTTTGAGAAATGGCAAATAATAAGAAACATAAAAAAAATAACATGAAGCCAAACGATGTAATTCATATTATTATGACTTCGCAAAGGATCCAATTTTTAGCGAATTTGATCCAAATGGAGGTCGATATAAAACTAAAAAGGGAATGGTCAAATGTTGAACCGTTAGAATTGTAAAATGTCAGGAATAAGCAAAAATATAAAAATAGGTCGATTGGATCGCCGGATCACTTTTAGACAGTCAACCGACACCCAAACCGATAGTGGCGCAACGGTCGAAAGTTTCGCAGATGTGGCCACGGTATGGGCGAATGTAACCGCGGCCGGTTCCAATACGGGGTCAGGAAATGAAAAATTCGTAATGGAAAAAGAAACCTCTTTTAATAGGAAATTTTTTACCGTTCGATATAGAACTGATTTAAATGAAAAAATGATTATCAACTATGATAATGATAATTATGATATTCAAATGATCCAAGAATTAGAGGACACCCGAAAAAGATTTTTAAAAATTAAAGCCGAAAAACGCACGTAATAAAGTGGCTAAAACATTGGAGCAAGAAGTCAAAGAGGCGATTAAAAAATTGCAAAAGCTACCAAAAGAATTTTCCAAAAAGAATAAAAGGAAAGTTTTACGGAAAGCGGCAAAGCCTTTGATTGATGCCGCGCGAAATAATATTGGAGACTCAGACGAACCACATTACCGATATAAAACATCGAAAGCCAGTAACAAATTAAGAGCGCCAAAAGGAAAAGGAAACGTAATAGCAGTTTATCACCCTGGCAACTTACGAAAAAGTATAAAAGCCTTAACCTTTAGGAAATCGTCGGATATATTCGTCGGCCCACGTGTGGCCAAAAGAGGCGGCGGCGGACATTACGGCAAGGGTTCACGAGTTGACGGTTATTACGCGGCGATGGTAGAATATGGAACAAAACACCACGCCGGCCAAGCATATATGAGGCGAGCAGTTCCGGCGGCAACCCAAGCAGTACAAAAGAAAATTATAACAGGATCAAAAATATTGATTGAGAATTTTATCAATAAAAACAAAATATGAACATAGGCGCGGCCATCTTTAAAATCTTGGGAGACGATACCACCTTAGTAACCGATTTGGGCGGTACTAAAAAGATATATCCCGTTAGAGCTCCGCAAAGATCGGCCTTTCCTTATATCGTTTATAATAAAGTTTCGACGGTGGCGAATGATACCAAAGACGGCGTTTCGACGCTTGACGTCGTAAGGATGCAACTAGATTTTTATCATACTAGATTTGATGATAATTACACTTTGGAAGAAAGGGTAAGAACTTTATTAGATAAATATCGCGGAACCATTGCGGGGGTAAATATTGATAGTATTTCCTATTTGTCAGAAAATGAAACATGGGAGGACGACGACGACATTTACAGGATCTCAGTTGATTATAGTTTTAGAATACAAAGAACGGGAACAATAGCGGGCGGAAGTGGAACCATACTATTACAAGGATGGACAACGCAAAAATTTACGAATACAACAGGAACAACGATCACGGTTACAACTGATAATTTACCAAGCTCCAATTTTGATTTGAACCTGGAAGTATATCGAGACGGGATTCTATTAATTGAGTCGGTTAATTTTACGGTTTCCGGTAATGTGATAACGCCGACTATTCCCTTTGTGAACGAAAACATATTAGTAAAATTCAAACCTTAGATTATGTTTGTAGAATATATAAAAGACTCAGAAAATCAAGGCGGTTATCCTATCAAAAAAGGAACCCGCACACATCTACTAAATGAAACGGCCAACCAATTAATTAAGGACGGGATCGTCCAAAAAATCGAAGATCCGGAAAATTACGCCGCTTTTCCCGTGGAAACTAACCTCGAGAATAGCACAGAAGAAAACGAAACGGATATTACACCAAATAAGCCAAGCAGAAAGCCAAAAAAACGCCCTAAAAAGCGATAATAAATATTTTTTAAACCTTGCCTATGATTAGGCGCAAATGAAAACACAATGCCAACAACTGGAATCATTAATGGAAAGTTGATCCGGCTATATGATGGATCGAATGTCATAGGCCAATCAACGGAATGTACTTTAGACATTTCAACTCAAATGCGATCAATCAGCCATAAAGATAGTGGCGGATTTCAAGAAAATTTACCGGGCGAAATTTCCGGAACACTTACGGTAAATAATTTCCTTTCCTGGGATGCTACCCACGGTTATAAGGAATTAGTCGCCAAGCAATTAGCGGGAACGGCGATCACCTGGAAAATGTCCACGGAAGTAACCGGCGACTTTTTTCTAAGTGGTACGGCTTATATTAATCAGTCGGGAATTTCAGCACCCAACGAAGAAAACTCAACGGCTAATATATCAATGACCGTAACTGGGACTATCTCAACGGGAACCGTAGCATAAAAAAATCCTTTTGGTTTTTTGAGCAACAAAGGCGACCACCTCCGGCCAATGTCGGAGGCGGTCAATTTTCCAAAATAAATTAATAAGTAAATAAAATGTCAAAAAATTTAAGTACGCTATTAGTAGAGGGTAAAAAAATACCGGTTTCTTTTTCTTATTCATCATTGGCAGAATTAGAGGAACATTTCGACCAACCGGCGACCAACTTGATCAACCATGTGGCGGGATCTTTCCGCGCTCAGTTAGATTTTATGTTTATCGCTTTTGAACATGGAATAAGAATCAGTAAAAGCAAAATAGAAGTAAATAAAGACGAGTTGGGCGATATGATAACGCCTAAACACTTTGAGCAAGTTTGCGAGATTTTTATCAATCACTTTCCACAATTGCCAGGTGAAGAAAGCGAAACGGAACCCAATAAAAAAAAATAGATTGGGACGAATTGCACCAATTAGCATTTGGAAAATTGGGAATGACGGATCAAGATTTTTGGAACGCTTCGCCGCGTGATTTGTACAACCGACAAAAAGGATATAATTCGAAAGTCGAAGAAATGCAGCGCAACAATTGGGAGCGCACCAGGTGGCAAACTTTATTTTTACTCAATATCCAATTACCAAAAGGAAAGGATTTAAAACTCCAAGATTTAGCGGTTTTTCCTTGGGAGAAAAAAGAAGAAACCCACGGCCGCCAAAAAATGGACGACGAAAGTATAAATAAAATTATTGCCTTAATGGATAACCCAAACGCAGTATTAACACCGATAAATTAAAATAATTCATGGCTTCAATAGCTGAAATTAATGTAAGGATAGGCGCAAGAATTGACCAAATGGTCAAGGGCTTAAATAAAGCCGAAAGACGTTTGCAAAGATCATCAAGAAAATTACAACAGCTTGGTAGTCAAATGACGACGGCGATTTCCTTGCCTATTTTGGGAATTGGAGCGGCGGCGATTAAGTCGGCCGGCGATATGGAGCAACTGGAAAACGGTTTAACTTCGATCATGGGCGACGCTCAGGCAGCGGCAAAGGAATTGGAATTATTAAAAGAGGCGGCACAAAATCCCGGTTTAGGATTCACGCAAGCGGTTAAGGGGTCGGTACGGTTGCAAAGTGTTGGATTAGGTGCGGAGACAGCAAGAAAAGCCCTTTTAAATTTTGGAAATGCTATCGCCTTGGCGGGTGGTAGTGCTACCGATTTGGACGGCGTTTCGTTGGCATTGACGCAAATTATATCAAAGGGTAAAATCTCAGCGGAAGAAATCAACCAATTAGCGGAAAGAGTGCCACAGGTAAGGAAAGCGATAAAAGACGGTTTCGGGACGTCCGACTCCGAAGAGCTGCAAAAGTTGGGAATTAGTGCGGAGGAATTTGTCGAAAAGGTAATCGACGAAATGGGAAAATTACCGCAAGCCACGGGCGGAATAAAAAACGCCATTACCAACGCCGGGATAGCTATTCAAGTATTTTTATCTGATTTGGGAAAAGAAATAAATACGGCTTTTAATATCCAGGGAAAAATAGAAAGTTTTGGTAATTGGTTAATGGGTGTATCTGAAAGTTTTAAAAACCTTTCCGCAAGCACTAAAAAGGCCGCTTTGAGTTTTGCCGGTTTATTATTAGCAGTAGGTCCCGCGATCAAAATTTATGGTTTTTATAAATCTACACTAGCATCTATTTACGCTTTGGAGGCCACACGGGTAAAAAATCTAACTAGACTTATAGGAATAGAATTAGACGCCGGGCGAAGTACCGAAGCACTAACCAAAAAATTAAATGAAGGCGGTTTGTTAAATGCTTTAAAAAGAGGTAAGGCCGGTATTTTGGGAATGGTCAAAAGTTTTAAAAAGTTAAATATAGTCATGCAGTTATCCGTAATTGGAGCGGTAGTAACAGCGGCAACGGCGGCGGTAATTATTTTCCAAAAATGGAATAATACTTTAAGTGATACCGAAAAAATAAAAAGGACAATAACAGATATTAATACGAAAGCGGCTCAAAGTATTGTAACAGAAAAAAGAGAAGTAACAC